GCCACGTGCGGTAGTAGCGAATGAGTAGCCAGTTCAGGGCTGTAATCCTGGGAAATGGACCGAATCCATCAGTGATGTAGACCTGTTTTGTACGGAAAAGCATTCAGGTTAGATCACCGTTTGTTGGGATACGTTAATCCTCACACCTCCCCCATTCCATTTGTATTTAATGTTTAGCCGGGTGGTGTCCGGTATATAAATTACCATTGTTTAACGGATTTGTTTGTGTACCTTCGGTCTGAAATCCTAATGTTGGATAATCCTTGGCGTCTGTGTCTCACGGTCTTGGACCCTCTTTAGGTGAATATGATTGCAACCTGTCGGCCCTCTTCGGAGCGTTTAGACATATCATATTCTTAGGTCGCTAGCGCTTGCTCTAAACCCTCTTAGTTGAAAATTAGAGCACGTACGAACTTTAGTGGTCAGGGTGTACGTCAACCACCCATAAAGGTCATGTTTATCCACATCGACCCTCAAGGCTAACACTTTGAGTTAAAATCGGATATCACTTCGTCAAAATTCGTCTTCGGTTTCTGCCTCCGCGTCTTCGGTTTCGGTTAGCGTATCTTCGGCTTCGATTCATGCTTTGGAAAAGCGTGTTGAGAAATTGTCTCTTATTGTGACTAAGATGTCACAGCATTATGCTGACAACTTGGTTCGCAATCCTGATCAGTTCAAATCTGGTCTCGGGAAGAATGTTAAAAATAAGAAAAAGAATAATAACAAGAGAAGCTCGAGTGTTAAATCAGAAAAGAGAGAGAAACGGAAGGTTGTCAAGAAAAGCAAGTTCATTGAGTCTGTAACTCAGGGGCCTAGTGATGATTTTGAATCATTCACCCAAGGGCCAATTGAGTGGATTCTTGGTAAAGTTTCTGATGCGCGTTTTGGGGTTGAGTCAACGTTGCGTGCTCCTGTTGATGAGCTTTTTAACTTCCTTAAGGAAGAGGAAGTTGGACAATCTTTAAAGGCGCTTGCGCAGACAGCTCGTGATGGTGAGTTTAAAGTCCTTTTTGGTCTTGATTCTAAATCGCTAACCCCTGTTTTGCTTTTAGTTTTTGTCTTAGTTTTACCATTTTTATCTCTTGTTCAAATTATCAGTAGTATTGCTTTAATTTCTCTGTTTTTTGCGATGAATACTGTCGAGCCTATCTTTATTGAATGGTTTGATAGTATTAAGAGTTTTGTTGGTTTTGGTAAAGAAGTGACCCAGTTTTCGTTTAATTTTTCTACGTGCTATCGTTTTGGTTTGTCTTGTTTTGCCCTTTGGCACTTGCGTGCTCGCTTTGGTGAAGAGGCCAGTTCGTTTGAGAAAGTGCATTCGATAGTAAAATCTTTTAAAATTCAAGTTTCT